ATTTCCCCCCGACCACGAAAAACTAATGAAAGGTGCCCTGAAATGGCAATGAACAGCAACGAAAACCCGGTTACGATTGTCACCCCGCGGGGCAATCCGCGTGCGGAGATCCGCGCCGACAACGCCATGTCGAACACGAACTTGGCAAACCCGGGAAACTGCTGCCTCGACAAAAACGATAGCTCTCAGTCGCCGTACTGATGGGCATTGCTGACTCGTTCTCCTCAGGGGATCGGGTGGCGTCGTTGATGGCGCTGCGCCAGTATTTGGCCGGCCTGGTCGATGACTTCGATGGGGCTCCTCGCGATATCGCCCCGATCACGAAGCAGCTTGCTGATGTCGTGCGGGAAATCGACGGCTTGGCCCCGACCCAACGGAAAGGCACGGCGTTAGATGAACTTGCCGCTCGGCGTGCAGACGCCGCGGGTTCACGTCGCGCCTAAAGGCCGGTTCCGTGGCGATGGGGAAGATGCCGCGTTCCTGTCGACCGCGTACGGATTGACGCCCGACCCATTTCAATCTTTGGTGCTTGAGGATTGGATGGCCCGGGTCGGCAAGGGCGGCAAGTGGGCGTCGTTGAGCTGTGCCCTGGCCCTACCTCGACAAAATGGCAAAAATGCGATCCTCGAGATGCGTGAACTGTTCGGGATGATCCAGTTGGGCGAAAAGTTTTTGCACACCGCCCATGAGGTGAAGACGGCCCGGAAAGCGTTCATCCGCCTTGCCTCGTTTTTTGAGAATCCGCGTAAGTGGCCTGAGCTGGCCGAGCTGGTGAAGGATATTCGGCGCACGAACGGCCAGGAGGCCATCGTGTTGACCAATGGTGGTTCGGTGGAGTTCGTGGCCCGCTCGAAGGGCTCGGGTCGTGGGTTCACTGTTGACGTTCTGGTGTGTGATGAGGCCCAGGAAATGTCCGACGATGCTTTGGAGGCGTTGATGCCGACGACGTCGGCGGCGCCGTTGGGGAATCCGCAATGGATTTTCACTGGGACTCCGCCGGGGCCGACGGCGAACGGGGAAGTGTTTACCCGTATCCGTGATGATGCTTTGTCGGGGAAGTCCTCGAGGTTGGCGTGGCATGAATGGTCGTGTACCGGGTCTGCTGATTTGGATGATCCGATTTCGGCGGCGTCATCGAATCCGGCGTTGGGTGGCCGGCTGCAATGGGATGTTGTTCAGGGTGAGCGTGCCCGGTTCTCCGATGAGGGTTTCGCCCGGGAACGTTTAGGGATGTGGGATTCCGCCAACTCCCAGCGGGTCATTTCTGCTGATTCCTGGAAGGTCGTTGCGGCGTCGAATCTTATTGATGACGGCGGCGAAGTGTCCATCGCCATTGACGTTTCGCCGGATCGGTCGACAGCCACAATTGCGTCGGCCGCCTGGACTGTCGACGACATTCCTTACGTGGACGTGATTGAGTCGCGGCGCGGTGAACCGGATTGGGGCGTCGCCAAGTTTGTCGAGCTGGTGGAACGTCACAACGTTCGAGCTGTGGTGATTGATGCGGCCTCAAATGCGAACACGTTGATAGATCCGCTTCGTCAGTTCGGTGTGACGGTGACGGTGACCAATGCTCGTCAGATGTCTGTGGCGTGCGGAATGTTTTATGACGCAGTGATGGAGCAGACGATGCGTCATTTGGATCAGCCGTTGCTGAATTCGGCGTTGTCGGCTGCTCGGAAACGTCCCATTGGTGATGGCGGCTGGGGTTGGTCTCGGAAGAACTCGGAATCGGATATCACTCCGGTGACGGCGTCGACATTGGCGTTGTGGGGTTTGTTGTCGGATGAGATTGAGCAGAAGCCCCGTGTCCGGTCAGGTAAAGCATGTTTCGTCTAGGAAAAGGTTAAAGGTAATGGGAAATCCAAATCACGACGCCCGGGGACGGTTCTCTTCAGGTGGCGGCGGTGGCGGCCGCTCGAGTTCTTCTCCAGCCAAACGGTTGGCTGGAGGCGTAAGCGGTCAAAAATCAAGCCGCTTGGGCCTTGAGCGCAAAGGTAACAAAGTCAGCGTTGCTCGAGATACCCAGGTTTTTGGAAGTAAACGATCTGGAAACAAGGTCACTGGAACCAGTGTTAGCAAAGAAGTGTCTTCGGGGAAAACTGAACGCACCGGCAGTTATCTTTACGGCGCTAACAAGGTCATGGGAAGCACTGTTCGCCGTAAGCGATAGCAATATCGCCGTGTCGAAATTTTGTTTTCAACAATGTTTTAAAGGAGGTGTGTCTTGTTAGACGATGATGGCGTTCGCGGGATTGTGGACGATATGTGGCGGCTTCATCTGTCCGAGCGCACCTATCTGGACCGGATTTACGGGTTCACGGCCGGCCAGCTCGGCGCACCCCATATCCCTGAGGGTGCCGAAGTTGAAATTCAGGACTTGGCGCGTCTGTCTATCAAAAATGTGTTGGGGTTGGTGCGGGATAGCTTCACCCAAAACCTGTGTGTGATCGGCTACAAGTCGGCGTTAGCGAAAGAGAACGCCCCGGCCTGGGACATTTGGCAGCGCAACCGCATGGATGCCCGCCAAGCCGAAGTACACCGCCCCGCGGTGACTTATGGCGCTTCGTATGTGGTGGTCACTGATGGCGATGAGGGTTCGGTGTGGAAAACCCGTTCTCCTCGCCAGATTTTGGCGGTCTATGTCGACCCGCAGGTCGATGTGTGGCCGCAGTATGCGTTTGAGCAGTGGATTGATTCCACCGACGCTCACCCACGCTGGAAAGCCATGCTGTATGACGACGAATACATCTACCCACTGGATTTGGGTTCTGTGCCGGCGTTGGGTTCGTCGCAGTATGAGACTGCGTTAGCGGCGTCGCAGTATCAAACGTTGATGGCCAGGTCGTTGAACATCACCGATATCGGCGAACCGGTTCGTCACGGTGCGTCGCACTGCCCGGTGGTCCGTTTCGTCAATGCTCGAGATGCTGATGATCTGATTGTGGGCGAGATTGAACCGCTCATCAGGTTGCAGCAGACGTTGAACTCGGTGAACTTTGACCGGCTGATCGCTTCCAGGTTTGGGGCTCATCCGCAGAAAGTCATTACCGGCTGGTCGGGTACCTCTGCTGAGGTGTTACAGGCGTCAGCGCGGCGGGTGTGGGCGTTTGAGGACGCCGACGTGAAGGTTGATTCGTTCCAACCGGCCAGCCTTGAGCAATACAACTCGGTGTTGGAGGAAATCACCCACCACATTGCGATGGTGGCGCAGGTGTCTCCGGGTTCGGTGGCCGGCCGCATGGTCAACCTGTCCGCCGAAGCGTTGGCGGCGTCTGAGGCTAATCAGCAGCGCAAACTGATGTCCAAACGCGACAGCTTCGGGGAATCGTGGGAGCAGTGCTTCCGCCTAGCCGCCGAAATTGAAGGCGACACCGCCACCGCCGCGGACACGTCGTCGGAAGTGATGTGGCGTGACACCGAAGCCCGCGCATTCGGGGCCATCGTCGACGGCATCACGAAGCTCACTGCGGCCGGGGTACCTATCGAGGAACTGATCGACCTGGTGCCCGGGGTCAATCAGCAGAAAGCCCAATCCATCAAAGATGCGTTACGGCGCGGCCAAACCAATCAGCTCCTGGCCGCGTTGCAGGGTCCGCCCGCCCCGACCACACCGCCAGTGCTTCAGCAGATGCCGCCGGCAGCGCCGAAGCCGTCCCCGGCGAACATGCCTTTGAGTAACGGTGCCGTCACCCGCTGAAGTCAGTAACTTTCAGCAGCTTCTGGCAAGTTTGTCCGGTAAAGCTGTCATCGCGGTCACGATCCTGTGGAACAAGCTGCAAAACGCAGATCCGGAAACCCGCTGGAAAGCCCTCCAAGACGCTTACCCAGCCACGGTGGACCCGTTCATGGCGGCGGCCGCTGTTCTGTCCGCAGAATGGTATTCAAGCCTCAACAAAGAGGCTGCGTTTGCCGTTGAGACTGCCCCGCCGATATCGCAGGACGTTCTCCACGCCAATGTGGGCTGGGCACTGTCTCAGGTGGAACCGCTAGCCAATTTGGCCGGCAGTGTCGAACGGCAGGTGTTCAATTCATCCCGCGACACCGTTTTGTCCAACGTTCGACGACAAGGTGTGCGGTATGCCCGATACGCCTCAGCTAATGCGTGCAGCTTTTGCCAAATCTTGGCGACCAGAACCACTAACGGGCTGTACAGGACTGAACTTTCATCAGTTCGGGTAGTCGGTCGAGCGGGCCGACCTCGAGGAAGCCGAAAGATCGGCGAAAAGTTCCACGATAACTGCCATTGCATCCCAGTTCCGGTGTTCGACGGCGAACCGTACACACCACCGGATTACGTACAGCAGTGGGACACCCAATACGGCAACGCTCGAGACGATGTGGGCGGAAACACCAAAGACATCATTAACCATATGCGTCGCGCTCAATACCCAGACCAGAAAGACGTCTTGAACGCCGAGCGGCGGAAACGTTACGCCGAAAACAAGGCTGCTGAACAGTTCGGCAAGCAAGCAACCACATGACAAGGAACCAGTGATGGATCAGGACTTCATCCGGGCGTTACGGACAGCGTTCTCATCCGAATACTCGTTCCTTGTCAAAGCCCAAGACGCGCACTGGAACGTCCAGGGCGACGAGTTCTACCAAGACCACCTGCTGTTCGAGACGATCTATCAAGAGGTTGAGGAATCCATCGACCCGTTCGCCGAGCAGCTCCGGCAATGTCAAATCTTTGTGCCCTCCGGCCTAGCGAAAATGAAATCG